TTAAAAGTCGGAACCATTCACGATAGAGGATTAAAGATTACTAAAAAGATGATGGAAGATTTCGTTAGTAATTTTAATGAAGGAGTTTATGGGACTGATGTTCAAGTGAACTTTAGCCATGACCGTGATGGAGAAGCCGCAGGATGGATTAAAGATGTCTTTGTAGAGGGCGATGTTCTTTTGGCAGAGGTTGAATGGACTCCAATAGGGATTGAGAAGATCAAAAGCAAGCAGTTTCGTTTTATAAGTTCGGAGCTTGCTATTAGCTATCCTCACTATTCAACTGGTGAGAAGATCAAAAATGTGCTGATTGGGATTGCTCTTACCAATATACCAGCAGTAAAAGGGCTTGCTCCTGTTCAATTAAGCGAACAGGTGCTTACTTATTTAACTAACCAAGACAGTATGACAAAGAAAAAAGAACTTCTTGAAGAAGAAGTAAAAGAAGAAGTTGTTGAGGAAGTAGAAGAAAAAGAAGTGGAAGCAGTAGAAGAAGAAAAGGTGGAAGAAGTGGAAGAAAAAGTTGAGGAAGAAGAAGTAGTTGAGGAAGAAGATAAGGTTGAAGAAACAGAAGAAGAAAAGGAAGACCTTGAAGAAGAAGTGAAAGAAGAAGAAAAAGAGGAAGAAGAAAAAGAGGTTGAAGAAGAACCAAAAGAGGAAGTAAAGGAAGAACTGGAAGAAAAGATTGAAACAGTAACATTGACTGAATATCAAAAGCTTGAGGAAAAATTAAATGATCTACAAGGAAAACTTGAGGTTAAGGATTTGACAGAAGATGTTGAGGATAGTCTTGTACTATCACAAGGAAATACGGTTGGCTTTCTCGATGACAACATTGAGGATGTCGTTAATTTTATGATTGGTTTATCAGAGGAACAAAGAGAAGCCTTCAAGGGGCTGATTGGGAAAGTCCGAACAGTAGACCTGTCAACAATCGGATCAATTAAAAGCTCTAAAGCTGGATTTGATGCAGATAGCGTTGTTGCATTAGCTGAAAAACTTCTTGAAGAAGGTAAGGCTAAAGACATCGAAGCTGCTCAAAAGATGGCTATTGCTGAATTGCTCGGAAAGTAACACTCTTTATTATATAACAACGAACTACTATGGCTATCGCTGATAGAACTTTAGTACCAGAGAATTCAGAAGGAGACTTAAGTTTCCCAACTGAATCAGACCTGTCTGGAAAGCAGTATTACTATGTAAAGCTTTCAAGTGGATTGGTTGTTGCTTGTGGTGCTAATGAAAAAATGCTCGGGATTCTGCAAAACGCACCTGACGGATCAACCGCACGTGCTGCTGCAATCGTTAGAACTTTCGGAAACTCGAAACTTATCCAGACAGAAACAATCGCTCAAGGAAACTTCCTTACTTCAACTGCCGCTGGGGCAGCGGAGATTTGTGATGCTGCTGGTGAAGAATATGGTGCTGTTGCACTTACTGCTGCTAATTCAGGAGATTTGGCTGCGGTTACAATTATGCGTGGTGAAGTGGAAGCTACTGATGCATAATAATTTTTATTTTATAACAACTAACTAATATGCTACCGAATATAGGAGATGCTAAAGTGGACAAGCTGTTATCGCAGTTTTCACAGAAGTATACAAATGATTCCTACATTTCAGAGCTTATCCTGCCCGCAATGAAGGTAAAAGAAAAGACAGGAAAGTTTGCGAAATATGGAACAGAAAATTTAAGGGTTTACTCTGATCAAATTGTTAGGGCACCCGGAACTCGTGCGAACAGCGTTGACTACAGCGTTTCGCAAGGTTCGTATGTTTGCCAGGAAAGATCGCTCGAAAAGAGGGTTCCTGATGAGTATATAAACAACACAGACGATCCTTACGATCCTAAAAGAGATGCGGTTGCAACTCTTATGGACAACCTATGGATCAACCAAGAAAAAGCGTTGCAGACTGTAATGGCTGACAATGCTATCTTGACTAACAACACAACTCTTGCTGGTATTAGTCAATGGAGTGATTACGACAACTCAAGTCCGCTTTCTGACATCGAAACTGGTATCACTGCGATCCAGGCTTTGACAGGTAAAAGACCGAACACAGCGACAATGGGGTTGGATGTAATGATGAAATTGAAATACCACCCAGAGATTCGTGAACAAGTCCGATATACAGGAAACGCTAAATTGAGCGATGCTGACCTCGGATCTTTCCTTAAAGAGTTTTTCAATCTTGAAAAGGTTTTTGTTGGAACTGCTGTTTACGATAAGGCTGACGAAGGACAGGCTGCGAGTCTTGCTTCAATCTGGACTAAAGACTTCTGGCTAATGCACCAAGCAACACGACCATCTCTAATGGGATCTGCTTTCGGATATACATTCACAGATACTCCAAGAAAAGTAGAAACTTACAGAGAAGAATCTCATGTTTCTGATGTTGTACGTGTTCGTTCTAGTTACGATCAGAATTTAATGGATGTAAATCTGGCCTACTTGATCGAGAACGCAATTGCTTAATGTTTGAACCTCAAATATAGGGATTCCCGGGGTGTTGCCCAGAAACTAACGCCCCAAACATTATATTTTAAAAACTTATTAACATGGCTAAAAGATTTAGAACAAAAGTCATTGCGACTAGCTTTCAGCCTTTGGGAAATCTGGAGACTCCGGATACAACAGCAGTTACAGTATTAGAAAAAGACAGAAGCGGAATGGTCTTGAAATGTACTGGACTGACTGTACCAGGGGACGGAGAAGCTGGATTTGCAAAAGGTTGTTTCTTTATTGATACTGATGTTGGAGCAGGTTCAACAGGTATCTATGAAAATGTGGGAACAATTACGGCTGCTGATTTCGATGCTATTGGATCAGGAGGAGGGGCAACAGCCTGGATCCAACTAACTGATACTGCTGCAACTCTAGTTGGACAAGGAGACAAGATCTGTAAAGTGAACACAGGGGGAACTGCTATTGAATTAGTAACTCCGAGCGGGGATGCTGCTATGGATGCTCTAGGAGCGTTCACAGTAACAGATCTTACAATGACTGGAGAAGCTCAAGGGAATGTCCTTTATTTTGATGGGACTAACTGGGTTGTATTGGCACCTGGAACAAGTGGATATGTATTGCAAGCTCAAGGAGCTGCGGCAGATCCTGTCTGGGCTGATCCAACAACTCTACCTACTGGAATTGCCTCAAAGCTTACACAAACTTATCAAATTGAAGCTGGAACGAATGACGTAGTTCATGCGGTAACAACTCAAACAGTTGGATCACCAGAACTTACAATCCCAGATTTTGCAAATGTAGATGATGTTTATACATTTAATACACTTGCAAGCACACTACTCAACAAGACTCTTACCGATGATACTTGTATCTTTGGAGCGACAGGAGCGTTGACTAAAACTCTAGGATTTGATTTGTCTGCTCTTACCGCTGCAAACAAGATTACTTTATCTGCTGCGGCTGGAACAGCTCAAACACTCACAATTCCAAATGCAACTGATACATTCGTTTGTTTGGCTACTACTGACACTCTTACAAACAAAACACTTACTGATGACACTTGTATTATTGGCTCAACTGGAGCGTTAACAAAGACTGCTGGATTTGATTTAAGTGGTGCGACTGCTGATAAGAAGCTCACTATGACTTCGGCTCATACAGATAATAGAAACGTAACCTTCCCAGATGCTACAGATACTCTTGTTGGTAAAGCTACAACAGATGCTCTTACTAATAAGACTCTTGATGCTGATGGAACAGGAAATGTGATTAGCAATCTTGATGGTGCGGAAGTTAAAGCTGCTGCCGATGGTGGACATGGAATACCTTTTGTAATTAGAAAAGCGTTTACTAACCTTGATGCGACTGGTGTTGACATCTATACAGACAATGCACCGTTTGGGTTTAGAGTATTGGATGTTTGGAGTGTGGCTACATCTGCTAATGGTGGATCTTGGTCACTAAACAAAGGTAAAGTCGGAGCATTAGGAAATGCAATCACTAATACTGTAACAGTTGCAGCTAGTGATAATGATTTAGATAGAGCTACTTCTGTTGATAATGCAGAACACGAAATCGCTGGTAGCGGTTCGCTTGTTGCTGTTGGTGATGGAGGTGGAACACTCGATATTGAACTTTATGTAATGTGCGTGAGAGTATAAAGATATTTATTTCTTAACCTATAAGACATGACTGATCTAAAAGCAAAATTGGAAGGTCAAAAAGTCGCAATTGAAAAGGAAGCTAAAATCTTGTTTGAGGAAGAAAAAGCCTTGATAGATCGAAGCAAACTTATGCAACAACGGCTTAATGAGATTTCAATTAGGCGACATCAGCTCAATGGAAGTTTCGAGTCTATCTGTGAAACCTTGGGGATTGATCCTTTGGGAGAACAACAGAAGATTATGAAGCCGAAAAAAGGGAAGGATTCGAGCGATCCAAAGAAGTCAAAGAAATGATCTTTGGGATGGAGGGCTTTCGAGCCTTCCTCCGAGAGATTAAAACTACTAACCATTACAACTATGGAAAAGACAAAAGAGCCAGCAAAGGCTAAAAAAACAAAAGTTGAAGGAAAAGATCCTGTAAGGAAAGCAGTGAAAAAGATTGAAATCACGATGGCACGAAATGTAAAATGTGGAAAAAACTATCTTAAAGGGGAGACTTACAAAGTTGCTCCGAATATAGCGAAATTATTTAAAGATAAAAAATTTATCATATAACAAAGTAAACCATGGCTAGAAATCAATTATTAAATAGTCTTTCATACGATCCTGCTTTATATGGGATTGATGATAGTTTCTGGAAAGTCATTACTGGAACACCTGCTGTTGCGAGCGATAAGATTAGATTAACAAGCGCAGCATTAAAGACTTATAGAACTTTCAGATATGGAGGTTACAGAATGACTGTTAACGTGCCTGTTGCACCAGTAGCAGGACAAGCGAAAGAGTGGGGTATAGAAAATGCTGCTTTAGGAGAGGCTGCTAGATTTGAAATAGCGGAAGATGTTTTCAAGGCAGTAACTGTGGATAAGGATGGAAATTCAACAACCACCCCGATCACTTGGTTGGCTGGATGGCATACAAATGACATCTTGTATGAGATCGTTTGGAGAGAAGATTATGTGCAGTTTTTAGTAGCTGGCACTATTGTGGCGACTCACGAAAAGGCTGATAATAGACCTATATTCCCAATGAATTTGTATGTTGTGAATGGGGATGCTGATAATTTAGATCTTGCTTCTTTAGAAGTGTCAGAGTCGGATATGTTTAATCCAGCAAATCTTATAAATGTTGAATTAAGTGAAGCGGACATTGAGATCGGAGCGGTTGAGTTGAAAGACGCTGCTACAGACACTAGATGTTTGATCGGAGCTGCTAATGTTGCGAGAAATGCTACTGATAATGTTTTGATAGTTCAAAACATAGATGCAGCAGGTGATGTTTTAACAGAAGCAACACAGGTTTCGATATTTGGAGACACAACAACAATAGCCGGGGACACGACTTCGATGGATGCAAAAATGCCAGCTTTAGGAACAGCAGCAATGGCAGCGAGTGTGCCTTTCACACTAGCCACTGATGATACTCAATTCGGAGCAGTAGGAGCAGCAGCAGATGTTGATGGTAATATACATGGACAATTGAGGTATATAGGAGAAGCGGTAGACGGATTAGAAGCTACTGGTTTTGCTGATGAAGCAACATTCACATTAGGAACTAGCGAAGGAACACCAGTGTTTGGACAATACACAGCGGCAGGAGATAATGTGACTGATGGACAAACAGGTGTGTTCGCTATGACAATCGACAGACACCTTTTGACAGAAACTAAAGGTTACGATTCAGGTACAGATTCACAGAAAGTTTATGAGGTAAGTCCGACCTTCCAACATGTTTTGCCTCAAACAATAAGTGCTACCACTCAAGGCAATGGCACAACAACTTATTACATAAGTGCAGGTACTTATCCTAAATGGAGTTTGCAGATTATGAATACTGACGGTGGAGCTGGAGACAATACTTACACTCTTTTTGCAACAGCACAGGATGACGGCACAGCAGCAGCTTCCTGTGATTACATCGACATTGCAGCAGATTACGATGCAGCAGGGCAGTGGAGTACAGCAGACGCAAACCTTGATGCGATGATAAATGAGTCTAATGGGAAGGGGTATAAATACTTAAAGGTTGTAGTGGTCCGAGCAAATGATGGTGGAGGAACAGATGGTGCTTGGGATATTTACTTCAATGGATTCTACGCTTAATTTTTAACCAAAAAATAATATGTCAAATAATAGTTATGACGCATATCTAAAAGGCACAGTCGAGCCTAAAATCGACACAATAGACGGTTTTCACGATGTACCTTCAGCAGATAGTGCTGACAATGTGGTGATGAGTGATGTCATCGGGAACAAGACGGACACAGAGGCTGGTGATTCTTTGTATGGGATTATGCAGTCACTGTTGACCAACTCTTTTACTATAGCCACAGGTAGAGCTCCAGGAAATATTGCTCAAGGAGGATTGCTACCTTTGTTTACAGTGACGGGAGTTGTAGAGGTATTACACATTTACGGATTCGTAACAGATGCGATTCAGAACCAGCCGAATGCCACAAAGCTAGTAGCGAATCCTACGGGTGGGGCAGACATAGACCTATGTGCGACTCTTGATATTGATAACGATGGGCCAGGAACACAGTATTCTGTGACAGGTACGTTCACAGATGCTTTGCAGGAGACTACAGGTGCAGCATGGGAAGGTGGAACCTCCTTCCTAGTTTCAGGGGGGACTATTGACATGAGCTGCGTAGCGAGTTCTACTGGACAAATCCAATGGGCAATTGTTTGGAGACCAGTAGCACCAGGAGCGACATTAGTAGTAGCTTAATAATTTTATAACCAATAATTAACATGGCGAAAATAAAAGAAGTGAAACCAGAAAAGAAGTACAAAGATGTGGCACCAGTGTTGTATGACTTGGGTGTTACAGAAGCGTTTGTTGATAAAGACAAACCAGAGCCAGGTCCTGAACCTACTCCGTCTCCAGTGCTTACAAAAGCGAAAGCTGAAGCTGCCCTTGATGGGATTAAGCTCGGTCATTCTTTTGGAAAATTGGCGAGAGAAACAGGATGCACAACAGCACAGGTAAAAACAATTTACTCTGAAGCTGTAGCGACTTGGGGATTGAAAGAGGACGGCACGGTTGCGATACCTGAATAGAAATTAACCTTAAAATAATATGGGACTACAATACCCAAAAATAAATGCAGAAGGACTCGTTTTTCGAGAAAACTTCACGAATCCACAGTATGTCACTGATAACGGAGGTGTGCCTAGTGTGGGGGATTTTTCCACCGCTGACAAAGGTCTAACTTTCGCCAACAACTTGGTTGTTGATTATAGCGACACAAGACTTAACCAAGTTTTCAAGACAGGAGTCTTTAGTTTCAGGATTGGGAGTATTATGAGCAATGTAGGAACTGACGGGGGAGCGATGATTGGATGGTACGCTGATGCCAACAACAGGTGGTACTTGGATTTTCCCAGGGCTGGGAATTCAGCATGGAGAACAATTGCCAATGTAAATGGCGGTGGAGCTTTAGTCGCTAGCGGGACCGCATTGTCTAACGGCTACCATGAACTAGTTATCACTTGTGATGGAACAACTTGGGCAGCCTATTTAGATGGAGTTTTGACTACTTGGACTGGTACTGGGATACAAGACTTATCTGGGATGGTCGGAGATTCAGCAGGGCTTTTTATAGGTGGTACAGCGTCAGGTACAGCGTCAGGCGATGGGGTTGTGCGATTTGTCGAGATGTACGACAGAGTTTTAACGGGAGCAGAAGCTTTAGATAAATTTACTGGAGATACTTTCAAAGAACCTACGCCTAAAAATTCAGAGATATGGTTGCCTTTAAGAACACACTATAACGATGGTTCTAATGAGATTACATCAAATTTGGGGCATGTAAGGAGTGACCAATGTTATTGGGGTACAGGTGCAGGAGCCGAAGAACCTACCTTATTAGAGAATAATGGAATAGAGTTAGATGGTACAGATGACCATTTGGAAATAGGACAGAGCACAGAATTTAACGCAGTTTTCGAGAAAGACCATGCTCATAGTTTTTCTTTCTTATTCAGAACAACCAATACGGCTGTTTCGGTTATGTTTAGTAAATCTGACCCAGCAGCTACCTACAAAGGTGTGGCCGTTAATTTTAGTGCTAGTGGTTTGATTGAGTATAGGGCTTATGAGAATGGAACATTGACAGGAATTAGAGCGCATACTGACACTGTTTGGAATGACGGACAGTGGCATAGTGCTACTATTACTTATGATGGAAGCGAGACAGAAGCAGGAATTGGTTTCTATGTGGATGGAGGGAAACAAGCACAAACAAACGATGGGCTTTCTGGATTTACTGGAAGCATAGTGAACACAGCAGATATGTGGATAGGAGAAGCTTCTTATGGAGGTTTGAATTTTGATGGAGGATTAAAATTCCCGATTGTATTTCCTTACGAGGTAACTGAAACGCAAGCTAAATGGTTGCACGATTACATGTTCAGACAAATTAACTTATAAAATATGACAAAAATTAAGGACAAATACCTAGAAAAGATAGTTGGTAACTGGCTGGGAGACGGGTCACTTGCTGACCTTTCTGGTAAAGGAAATCCTGCTACATTGTCTTCTGGTTCAACTTATTGGGTGAATACCGAACGAGGTAGAGTGCCTAATATGGACGGAGCTGCGACTGAAATTCTAGTCGACCCAGCTAATACAGCTTATAATGTCACTGGAGTAGATTTTAGTTTGAGTTGTTGGGTTTATTTGAGAAGTGCGTCAGCATTTGATTGTATATTTGCAAGGCATAGCACCAACAATGGTTGGAGATTTTATTGTTCTAACGGTGGCAGTTTTGGATTCACTATTGGTAATGGTACTTCAACAAGTATAACTGGTGCAATCGCTTATAATAGATGGGTTCATCTTGTTGGTACTCACAATGAATCAACAGGGGCGATGAATTTTTACATAGACGGTGTATTTGCAGCTACTGGTTCAAAGGCTTATGTTGAAGATGCTTCAGATTTAGTGGGGTTAGGAACAGAAAACAATGGAGGTGCACAATGGATTGATGGTTACGTACAAGACGCTATTATCTGGAAAGGTGTAGAACTTACAGGTGCAGAAGCCTCTCAATTATACGAAGAAGGGTTACAAGAAGGACATTACGACAGAGTAGACATACAGCGATTGAGTAACCCAGAAAGAAACCTAATGCCAGATGGTGATATGGAAGCAGTAGGGACAACAGACTATGTAGCGTGGCAGAGTGCTACATTGACAAAGGAAACAGATACTCCACATTCAGGTAGTCAGTATTTGAAGGTGGCTTATAACGGTTCTCCTGGTCCAGGAGCTAGAGTGAATAATACAGTAGAAGTTGGTAAAACCTATAGAATAACAGGTTGGGCGAAAAGTGATGGCACTTGGACACCACAGATAAATGACTTCACAACAACTTTGTGGACTGGAACATTATCGACTGACTGGCAGTATTTTGATTTTGTTAAGACTTGGGATAATTCTGCTAAAGATTTTTTATTATATCATTCTGGACAAACATCAGGATATACGGCTTGGGATGACATAACTGTACAAGAAATACCTAATTCCGACCCAGTTTA